ATTCCATTTTTTCTATTTTTAAGCCATTCTTCATGGTTGCTAAGTATTGTTTTTGTAATCATTTGACTTTTCCTCAAATTTTCTCTATACTTTAACTGGTTTAATTTCTTGAGTGCTTGAGGGTTGCCGCCCTGTGACAGCACTCTTTTTTAATACCCAAACACCAGCCACCAGCCGATCGCCACCAGCCCGCCCCCGATCACAGATGCTGCGACTTTGTTCCAGTAGTGCTTGTCCTTTGTTTCCGGAAGCTCAACCGATACAGACCGGATATCCCAACCGTTTAATGCGTTCGGCTGCTGGGTGGTCTGGCAGTGGTAGGTTCCTTTAATTTTCATCGTCTGCCTCCTTTAATTTCACGGATTTCATGCCTTTCATTTCCAAAGCCATTCTGTAATTCTCCAGACAGGCAATCGCATGAAGTTTCTGCTGTTCGGAATAACCATCCACTCTTTCCGTGGATTCCAGGGCTTGGATGAATTTCTCAATCTGTTTTACTGTCAGCCTTTTCATCAAATCACCCCTGTTCGCAATTTCATTGCCCGTTCTGCTGCCCTCATTTCTTTCTGGATGAATTTTTCTAATTCTGAAGTGCGATACATCAAAGTACTGTGTGGGTTCGCAGGATTAAGCAAAAACGCCACCTGCTGACCGGGTGTATTCCAGACTCTCCTTAAAAACTCCGGTGGGTATCCCTGCTTGATAAGTTCCTTTCTACTCATAATTTCTTTTGGATAATTCATGTCAGTCCTCCAATTCTATAACCAGCGTGTCAATAATGGTTCTTATTGTTTTCACAGGTTTTTCCAAAAATTTTGGGTCTTCTCCGGAAATGCTTCCAGGTTCATATATATTTGTTGCTGCCACCGCGCCTTTGTGATATACAACTTTCACGAGTACATCGTCGCCAATTGCATTCGCAAGGTCTGACAACCTCAACCCTGATGGCTTGTCTGCCTTAATAGTTCCAACTTTGATATCGGACGGCTTAGCGTCCTTATCAAAAATCAGAACATCCATATTCACTGTAAGATCTGCGATATCACATCTCTCTTTCTGTTCTAATTTGTATGATTTCACGCAGTTAAGTTTCTTGCCGTCTAAAATTACCCCGTTTTCTATTTTTACAGTGCTAAGCATTGTGTTTTCACTCCTTATTTAAATTCTGACTGAAGTGCTTCTATCTTCGGAATCAATTCTTCCAGAGATTGACTTATCTTCTGATCATTTTTCTGCGAATCCATGTAGTAATCATGAATAGTTGAATACTGTCTTGCGATATTCATGACTGAAAATGATGCAAAAATTGAAATTACTACACAGATCACCAGTAATAAGAGTGCCTTGATCTTAAGACTTTCCACCTCTGCTTCAAGGTCTTTTAATCTTGATTTTAATGAATTAAATTCCATTTGATCGATTCTGTACGATTGAGCATATAACTTCTTTCCTGTCCGTTCCTGCTCTTCTTGGGTGGAATCCATTCCCGGTATTCCTTCACTTCCGCTCCAACACATTTTTCTCACCTCTTTCTTTTTTGAATCTTTATTGTCATTTGTTTCCAACTCTCCTATAATTTACTTACAGGCATCTGCCAATGCCGAGTATTTAGGAAAGGAGATGTAGTTATGGATAAATCAAACAAGGAACTCGCTGTAGATTTGGCGAAATCCGCATTGATGGCCATGGCTCAAATGAGCCAAAATAATATGCACAAACCATTGTCTGGTGATGATGTAGAGAACATACTCAAATCATGTTATTCAGCAGTATGTTCTTTGGACGAACGTGAGTAGCTCGGTATAAACATTGGCTCATCACGCATTTTATTTTGCAGTTCAACATTTCTTTCCAAAGTCTTGTTGAGCTGCTTTATTTCTCTCCTTATAAGGAGCAGTTCACTGTAAATCTTTTTTAACATCTTTCTCACCTCTTTCTTTTTTGAATCTTTATTGTCATTTGTTTCCTTATCTCCTATAATTTGCTTACAGGCATCTGCCAATGCCGAGTAAACGGGAAAGGAGAAATAATTATGGAAAAGAAATTTGATCCAGAAAAAATCGCTTTGGCTATTGTTGCTTCATCTTCGCATCAGCTACCAATAAGTGAAAAAATAGAGTTATATATGGAAGCTTATGACGAAGCGTGTGAATCAATAAAAGAGCCGTCAGACGAAAGTGAATCTTAATTTATCCCAGAGAGTATGAGTAACATCTGCGCGGTATTTACTAGGTCGATGCTCATGTTCTCTGGACTTGCTTTCATTTTCTCCCTTATTCTTAAGACTTCAACGATCGGTATTGCCACTTTCTTTTCGATTTCGAATCGTTCTCCTGTTTCTTCAAAAATAATCGTAACAATCTTATTTCTTTCCAAAGATTTAGACTTCATATTTTCTAATTCACTCACTGTTCTTACCTCACTTTCGTTTTCTTTCCTATTCCTACTCCAAAAAATACTCAACACTTACGCCAACGAATCCGTCACAACCTCAAATAGGTCATTGAACGTGTCACTGTAATACAACGGCTGCACTTCTTTCTGATTATGAGGACTGACTGCATTTTCACCGTATTTCAAACCTTTCTCTGTCAGTGATTTGAACTTCTTCACTCTTCCCTTACTTGACTGGCGTTCCTTTTCTTCCAAGATTCCGGAAGATAGAAGTTTCTTATTGAACTGCACCGCACTGATTCCGAGATTATTTTCTTTCAGCAGTGCTGTGAGCGACTTCATTTCCCGATTGCCGTTAAACTCATAATTCGGTAAGAATCCTGTCGGAATATGGTAAGAATCATAGAACCCTTTCAGCATCAGCAATTTGCTTGCATCGTTCATTCTTAACATGCTTGCTACCACTTCCAGTGATTCCACCTGTTCTTTTAATGGAATGCCAACGTACTGTGTTCCCTTTTCGATGAAATCTTTCATCTTCTCGAATGCTTCAATATATGTAGCTGTGAAAATGACACCTTTCTTTCCGGTCATTTTGTTGGCGATCATGTCGCACCCTTTCTTTGTGCAGAGGTAACATGGTCTTACTTCTCCCTTTGAATCTGTGTAAGTTGATTCGATGAAGAAATCAACCAATCCAAAATTGGATTCGTTCAAATGTTTGCAATACTCTCTTATATCTCTTAATAGTTTTGCATGGTCTTTTCCTACCATCATTGCCACTTCTCTACTGTCGGTGAGTAACTGACCGTTTTGTTCAAATACTGTTAAATTGTTCATTTTATCTCCTTTCGCAAATTAGATTTAAAATTCAATTTAATTGAATCTATCAGGTATAAAAATAAAATCCAAAGGGATTCCTGAAAGCTCGCTTATTCTAATAAGTTGAGGATAAGTAGGTTCTGTCTTTCCTTTTTCCCAGTTCACTATAGTAGTATTTGAAACTCCTAGCTTTTCGGCAAGCTCTTTCTGCGTAAGACCAGCATTGACTCTTGCAGCTTCGAGAGATATCTTCGGCATATCGACTCCTCCTTTCTCTTTGTTATGGCTTAATTATAATTCAATCAAATTGAATTGTCAACACTGAATTTCAAAATAATTGAATTTTATATTGAATTTTTTTGTGTTATGGTTTACAATGTGTTTATGGAGGAAAATAAAATGAATGATGAAAACACCAAAAGGATTTTCTCTAAAAATTTGAATTACTACTTATCCTTAAATAACAAGCAACAAAACGAAGTAGCTAAGGATATTGGCGAGAACCCAAGTACTTTAAATATGTGGTGCAAAGGAAATTCGATGCCTGGTCTTGGTAAGGTTCAAAAACTTGCGGATTACTTTAAAATAGGAAAATCAGATTTATTAGATGAAAAACTTGATTCCGATGCAACTGTTGACGCCAGCATACTTGCGAATGTAGAACTGATGGATTTTATAAAGATGTACAATTCACTTCCAGTTGACGACAAAAGTGCAATACGGCAGATAGTAATTAGTCTGCATGAAAAGAATAAAGCGGAGCCGAATTAGCTCCGCAATTCAATAAAGGATTTAATGAGATTGTATATGTAGTTAACCAATTTAGGATTTGACATATTATCAATCATTTCATGCAACCTTTGTTTTTGTTCATCCATTTTGCCATCCCCCTAACTGCAAAAACACTTGTTCGAAATCCCTGAACATATAATACTATCTCAGGGAACAAAAATCAATATTTTGTTCGAACATTTGTTCTGTTATTTTGTGGCAATGTTTTTGCCCTCTATTAAATAAACAGTTAAAATTCGGGAAACTTACGCGAAAATGGACAATCGTCCCAGATCTGGGACACTTATTTGTATGGAGAGTCGATAAGGTCGGAAATTCGGACTTTTAAGCCCTTGGCAAGCAATTCAAGCGTGTCAGCTGTCGGTGATATTTCACCGTTTGCAATGCGGTTGATCGTTGATTTTGATATTCCAGTTGCAATGGATACTTGCCGAGTAGATAGGTTTTTATCGCGCATGATCTTATCGAGTAGTATTTTCATAGTGTAATTATTGTAGTATATTCCAAATCTGGAAACTACAGGTAAATAATGGTAATGATATAACCGCTTAGGCGTTTATATAAATAAATTGTGGGAAAAGTACAGGAGAAAAGAGGATATTATGAAAAAGGAAAATAACGCGCTGATGCGGATACTGCTCGTTTTTCTTCCACCCATTGGGATTGCTTACGTGTGGATTCGCAATAAAACCATGTCGCGAAAAAAGAAAACAATTTATACAGTAATTGCTTTGATATGGACTATAATCATTGCCGTTATGGGGAGTACAGAAGACGTGAAAGACAAAACTCCTAAGCAAACGGAAAAGAAGCAAGAAAAAGTAGAAGAAAAGCCAAAAAGCGACAAAGAATTATACGGAGTTGATTCTGTTGCAATTACTGGAGATCTACTGCATACTCCAGCGTTTACAGCAGATAGTGGAACATCAAAAATGGTGGATCAGATTGCGCTTACAGCCAAAACTAATGCTGAAAACTTGAATGACGATCAAGTAAATACCATCATAAATGACATTCGCTCAGCAAATCATAATTTTTACACTGATGAAGCTACTATGCTGAAATATATGTGGTATGGGTATTTGCTTGACTATAAATTTGAAGACAGTAACGCGCGCTCTTCCCTTGGACAAGATGTTTACCAGGCAGTAAAAAATATTTACAGAAATACGGATACTTTAGAGAGCGATGCCACGCAAGCGAATTTTCGTCAAATCGACAAATCTCTACAGGAAATTGCCGAGGAAAGCATGACGTTAGGACAAAAGAATGCTGTAGCAAAAGCTCATAGTTACTTGGAATTTACTGCATTTTCTTATTCTGGATTAGTGGAACAGCTTCAATACGAGGGATTTACGGCAGAAGAATCCACCTTTGCAGTCGATAATTGCGGTGCTGATTGGAATGAACAAGCAGCTAAGAAAGCCCAGAGCTATATGGAGTATCAATCTTTTTCAAGGGATGGGTTGATTGACCAATTACTGTATGAAGGATTTACACAGGAACAGGCTGAATACGGCGTAACCGCAATCGGTTACTAAAATAAAAACCGCCCCTGCGCCAACAGAGACGGTATACATATCCGAAGATATGCGATTAAAACCCAAGAATATTGTATCATCTTCGGAGCAGTCACGCAAGCGGAACATTTGTTTTGCGCTGGCTGTTATTTTTATACTAAAATTTAAGGAGATGATAAAAATGGGAACTAAATACAAGCGCGGAAAAGACGGATATTTCCGCACAAAAGCATGGGATGGAACTTATAATACAGATGGAACGAAACACCGCCAAAATCTACAGACAACAAAGTCCAGTAAAGAGCTGGAGCGGATTGTACAGGAATTTAAAGCAAAGGTCGAGAGCCGGCAGAACATCCGGAAGACGGACATTACATTCCGGGAATACGCAAAGAAATGGAAGGACGTATACAAGCACTCCAAAGAGGGTAATACAAAGGCAATGTACAGCAATATAATAGACAAGCACTTTATCCTACTTGATGGAGTTAAAGTATCCGATATTGGCAGAATCCACCTGCAGCTCTTACTAAACAATGCAAACGGAAAGCCAAGGACACAAGAGCAGATCTACATGGCATTTAAACAGGTTTTGGGAAGTGCTATGGCGGACAAAATCTATCCGCCGGTACTATACGAGGAAATCTTTGCAAGCATCCAAAAACCTAAATATAAGGCGCCGGATAAACGCCCTCTGACGGAATCTGAGAAGAAAGCTGTCTTTGCCGCAGAGTACAAATACGACAGGGATCAGGTCTACACATATCTGATCTATGGCTGCGGAATGCGCAGAGAAGAGACACTGGCTCTTACGGTGTTTGACTTTAACTTTAAAAACAACACCATTACAGTCAACAAGGCTTTTGAATTTGCAACCGGTAACGGGCAGCCTACTCTAAAAGGTACTAAGAGCGATAATGGAGACCGTACTCTCCCGATACCAACGAAGATATTGCACATTGTGAAAAACTTTGTAGAATCCGCAAGAGCGCGTGGAAAAACTTATATTTTTACCATGCAAGGCGGAGAGCCGATGTCCAAGAGCAGCTACGACAAAATGTGGGGAAGAATCCGGAAAGCATTGCAAGAGCAATCGGAAGAACAGATCACCGGTCTTACATCACACGTATTCCGGCACAACTACTGTACCAACCTGTGCTACCAGATCCCGAAGATCTCGATCAAGAGGATTGCGCAGCTACTGGGGGATTCAGAAAAGATGGTAATAGAGGTCTATAATCACATAATCATGGAAAAAGAGGATGCTGACGGGGCGGTCAATGACGCCATGAATTTTTAGGACAAAACTCTGGGACAAAAATGAGACATTAGGCAGAAATGAGACATTTAGAATCGTTTAAAATCATTTAAAATCGATTATGGAATTAAGACATAAAAACAGCGGAAACCCTTGTAAATACTGGATTTCCGCCACTTTAAAGCAATGAGCGTGCGGGGATTCGAACCCCGGACAACTTGATTAAAAGTCAAGTGCTCTACCAACTGAGCTACACGCCCGTATTCAATTATTTCATTACTCTTGGCAACGAAAATGCCCAGAGCCGGAATCGAACCAGCGACACGAGGATTTTCAGTCCTCTGCTCTACCAACTGAGCTATCTGGGCATAAGACTTAAAAGTCTAAATTGCGGGGGCAGGATTTGAACCTACGACCTTCGGGTTATGAGCCCGACGAGCTTCCAGACTGCTCCACCCCGCGATATTAAATTCTTCTCATAAGAGAAAGCCGATGATCGGACTCGAACCGATAACCTGCTGATTACAAATCAGCTGCTCTGCCAATTGAGCCACATCGGCAACTTAACTGAGTCCTTACGGTACTCAAATGGATGGAGAAGGATTCGAACCTTCGAAGGCGTTGCCAACAGATTTACAGTCTGCCCCCTTTGGCCACTCGGGAATCCATCCTTATTTAATAAGTGGGGCCTACAGGGCTCGAACCTGTGACCCTCTGCTTGTAAGGCAGATGCTCTCCCAGCTGAGCTAAGACCCCATCTTAAACGACCCAGAAGAGACTCGAACTCTCGACCTCCGCCGTGACAGGGCGGCGCTCTAACCAACTGAGCCACTGGGCCATATTGAAGATATATTGTACCTTCAAAACTGCATACAAAGAATCATCCATTTCCTATCACCTTGCTTGGTTATGCCCTCGACCTATTAGTAACAGTCA